CTTAGCAGCTAACAAAGTATTATCAGTTAATAGTGCAGGTACGGGTTTAGAGTTTGCACAAGATATTACTGATATTACTACTATTGCAGGTATAGCAAGTGATGTAACTGCTGTTAGTAATATAGCAGCAGATGTAACTTCTGTTGCAAGTAATATTAGTTCAGTAAGTACGGTTTCAACAAATATAGCTTCGGTCAATACGGTAGCAACAAACATTTCTAAAGTTATTGAAGTAGCAAACGATTTACAAGAAGCTGTTTCTGAAATTGAAACTGTTGCATCTGATTTACAAGAAGCAACACCAGAAATAGATACGGTAGCAAACAACATTGTTAATGTTAATAATGTTGGTAATGATATTGCAAATGTTAATTTAGCAGGAAGCAATATTGGTAATATTAATACAGTTGCAGGGCAAATAACACCTACAAATAATATTGCAACATTAGCAGGATTAAATACTGAAATTACAACAACTGCTGGATTAAGTTCTGAAATAACTACAGTTGCTGGATTAAACACACAAATTACTGGAGTCTACAATATATCAACAGAGATAACTTCTGTTAATTCTAACTCTGGAAATATTAATACTGTTGCTACAGATTTAGCTGGATCTAATACAATTGGTGCTGTTGCAACAGATTTAGGAGGATCAAATACAATTGGAACTGTATCTAGTAATATTGGAATAATATCAAATGTTAATACAAATTTATCTGATATTACAACTGTTAATACAAATATTCCAGATATACAAACAATTGCTACAGATTTAAATGGATCAAATACTATTGGAACAGTTGCAACTAATATTGCATTTGTAACTGACGTTTCTAATAATATTGGATCTGTAAATGATTTTGCTGCTAGATACAGAGTATCAGCTACAGCCCCAAGTACATCTTTAGATATAGGAGATCTTTGGTTTGATTCTACAAACGACATTATGAAAGTATACTCATCTGGTGGATTCATTAATACAGGTTCATCAGTAAATGGTACATCTGAAAGATATACATATACGGTATCATCATCAACTACTACAATTAGTGGAAATGATGATTCTGGAAATTTACTTACATATGATTCTCCGTATATTGACGTATATTTAAATGGTGTCAAAATGGTGAATGGAACAGATGTAACTGTTAGTTCTGGAACATCAATAGTATTCGCTAGTCCAATAGGAGCTTCTGGTACTGATGTTGTAGATGTTGTTACATTTGGTACATTTGAATTAGCAAACTTTAGTATTAATGATGCTAATGATGTTTCAACTGCTGGTGTTACAGATGGACAAGTTTTAACTTATAATGCTGCATCTTCTACATTCCAACCAGGAAATGCTAGTTCTGCAGAAGTATATGGATTTAACAAAAACGCAAGTGGTGAATTAATTGTTACTACCACAAATGGTGGAGCAGATAATATAGATGCTGCAACTTTTGCTGCATTTGATGATGTGTTATTTTCTGCGTCTGGGTTTACATTTAGTATTTCTAACGGACAATTAATAGCAACCATATAATGTGCGTAGATTGTTAATTAAATTAATTTAAAAAGGAGTGATATGGCAACAATAAATTTAGGTTCAATAAAATTTAACTGGCAAGGTGCTTATGCAGGTGGTACTGCTTATGCAGTAGATGACGTTGTAGAATACAATGGTTCGTCATACATTTGTATACAAGCAAGTACAGGAAACCTTCCAACTGATACAGCTTACTTTGAACAAATGAGTTCAGCAGGTACTAATGGTACTGACTTAACAACAACTTTAACTACACAAGGCGATATTGTTTATAGAGATGCGTCTGGTCTTGCTAGACTTGGTGCAGGAACAAGTGGTCAAGCATTACTTACACAAGGTACTGGTGCTAATCCTATTTGGGGTTCAGCAGATGGAAAATTTGAAAGTCAATTACTTCATATTACAAGTGCACCACAAAATACTTCTACTACAAGCAGTTGGACTAAACTTGGAATAGATACAGTTAGAACAAATGAAGTTTCTGGTGCAAGTTTAAGTAGTTCAGTAATAACTTTACCTGCAGGTACTTATTTTTCAATGAGTACAGTTCAATTTTATAGAACAGCTGATTATAATGCCAGATTAAGAAATGTATCTGATGGTATAGATTTGATTATGGGTTCTGGTGGACATACTTGGGAAGCACCAAATGATGCTGCATCTCCAGCTGCTCATCTAAATGGTAGATTTACTTTAGCAGCACAAAAAAATGTAGAATTGCAATATTATGTTGTAATAGGTACTGCACAAACAACCACTCAAGGTGGACATCCAAACCAAATATTAATTTGGAAAATAGCTTAAGGAGATAAATTATGAAATATGGAAAAATAGAAAATAATATAGTTGTACAAGTTCAACCTTATCAAGAAGATGGGTTTGTTCAAGTAGCAGACAATGTTGAAGCACAAATGGAACAAAAATCAGATAATACTTTTGACTATCCACAATCTCATTATGACAAAATACAAGCACAGCAAGATAAATTAACACAATCAAATGCTGACAAAGCTAGTGGCAATCAAAAGCTATTAGACTTAGGATTAACACAAGCTGAAGCAACTGCATTAACTGGTTATACACCAACAGTAGAGGAGTAAAACTCCTATGACTAAAGCAAGAGATATGGCTGACTTGATGGGTACTGATGGTTTAGTTCAAAGTCACAAACTACATCAATTTACCATTAATGGCAGAGCAATCGGACTAGGAGATACAGCAGATATTGGTTTAACTTGGATTGAAAAAGATGAAAGTTTCAATGCAGAAGCTAATAAGGCTTATGCTGTAGATAGTTCAGCTATGGCATTAAATGCAACTTTACCATCTAATCCTTCTCTTGGTGATGAAATAAGATTTTTAGATGCAACAGGTTCTTTTGGAACTTACTATTTTACAGTTATGAGAAACAATAAAAAGATACAAGGTGTTGCAGATAACCTTGTTGTATCAACTTCAAGAGCAGGTTTCTCATTAATATTTTATAATAATACTGATGGTTGGGTACTAAAGGAGAAATAAATGTCATTAAATTATTCAGAAATTAAAGGAACAGATTTATCAAACATAGTTGATACAGGTACAGAAGGTACAAAAATTGCTTTAGGAACTAGTGCTCAACGAGGAACTGTACAAGGTCAAGTAAGATTTAATTCTTCTGATAACACTTTAGAATATTATGATGGTAATTTTTATCAGCAACTTACTAATGCACCAACAGTACAGTCTATTAATGTAACAACGATTAACCAAACAGCAGGTTCTAGTGCAACAACAGATATTACAATTACTGGTAAAAACTTTAATAGTGGTGTAACAGTAAAAGCTATTGCAACAGATGGTACTGAAGTTACAGCAGGTACAGTTGTAAGAAATTCATCTGAAGAATTAGTTGCAACATTTACAGATAGTGATTTTGCAAATGCTGATGAGCCTTATGATATTAAAGTTATTAATTCTGATACTCAATTTGGAACATTAGAAAATGTTTTATATGTTGATACTGCTTCAGCTTTTACAACAGCTTCAGGTTCACTTGGTACATTAACTTATTCAAATAGTTATGCTTCATCAAATGTAACAGCAGTAGTTGCTGTAGATCCAGATGGAGAAGCTGTTACTTATTCGATTTCAAGTGGAACTATACCAACTGGTTTAACTTTTAATTCTGATGGAACTTGGTCTGGTAATGCTAATGAGCCATCTTCAGATACAACTTATTCGTTTAATGTTAGAGCAACTTCAAACTCACAAACAACTGATAGGTCTTTTACAATTCAAGTTAATGCACCTCAAGCACAACTAGCTATGGGTTATAGTGCAGGAAGTGGTGGAATTATATCTAGCTATTCTCAAAGTTCAGCTTTAGGTGGTAGTCTTACAGCGGCTAAAATGTATGATAACAGTTTAGGTGCTCACAATAATTGTTGGCATAGTGCAGGTGGTCAAGGTTGGGCTCAATGGAATTTCAATCAAGGTATTCAAATCTATCGAGTTAAAGTTCAAAACAGAAGTGATTGTTGTAACAACATGGCTAATGGAACTATAACAGCTTGGGATAATGCGAACTCACAATGGATAACTATTGGAACAGTATCTCTTGGTGGTGGAAGCACAGCACAACAAACTTTTACAAGTTCAAATACTACAACTTATTTTACTAAAATTAGATTTACCAGTAACAGTTCAAATGGTGGTTATACATCTATTGGAGAAGCAGGAGTTTATATTAAAGTTTAATGCTTTCTAATGATGAACTTAAAAAACAAAGAATGGATATTTGTTTAAAATGCGAACATTATTCAAAATCTTTAACTGGTATGTGCAAAGTTTGTGGTTGCATACTTCATTTAAAAACAGCTTTAAAAAAATCAAAATGTCCAAAAAAGAAATGGTAAATAATGCCTAGAAAAAAGATTACACCAAAACAATTTAACGAAGTCGCTACTGGTGTAAGACTTTCATCACATGAAAAACTATGTGCTGAAAGAATGAATAATATTTTAAAATCGATTGAAAGACTTGAAAAAAAAGTAGAACAATTAAGTGATCATGTTTCTACTGGAAAAGGAATAGTTAAAGTACTTGTTGTTTTAGGTAGTCTTGCAGCAGGTGTTATTGGGTATTTAAATTTTAAATGAAATTTACCCTAATTATATGGGTTTGTAGTTTTGTAAATCAAGTTTGTGCACCTCCAATTACTCATAATATTCTTTACAATTCTTGGAATGAGTGCGTTGATTCAGCTTATAATTATTCTATAAAATTCCTTAATAAACAAAATGTAGACCAAGTTAATGAAATGAAACTAGCTACAAAATTTGTATGTAAGGAATTAGAAAGTGTTTAAAGGTCATAGAATAATAGTTATAGGTGACGCGCA